CCCAGGATGATGCCCGGCGCCAGGCGCGGGTCGGCCACTGCCGCCCAGTCGTTGGCGTCGGTGAACTCGGGCACGGTGATCACGTCGCCCAGCTCGCCGCGCTGCAGGTTCTCCGAGAAGATCTGCGCCTGGCGTTCCCAGTTGGGATACAGGATCTGCATGCCGGTCAGGCGCAGGTCGCGCGGCACCAGCAGGTAGCGCGCGTCCAGCGCCAGCTTGGGCGCGCTGCCGCCGCTGCCCACCAGCATGGACTGGTTGTAAATGGCCTTCGAGGCCGCCTCCCAGCTCGAAGCCGCCAGCGCGGCCGTGCCCAGGTTGGCGTGGTGCGCCGCGTCAAAGACCGGGTAACCGTCGGTCATGCTCGGCCCCGTGCCCGAAGCGGAGGTGAAAACCGAGGCCACCAGCGCCGAAATGCGCCGCAGCGCGGCCGAGGCCAGCTTGCGCGGGTACTGGCGCAGGCGGTGGGTCTCGTCGCGCTCGAACATCTCCAGCGTCAGGCCGATGTAGCCGCCGTACTTGGTCCAGGTGCCGGTCTCGGACGAATCGCTGATCGGCAGTTCGGTGTAGGCCTCGCCCTCGCCCACGTCGGGCAGCACGGTCACCTCGCCCACCAGCACCCCGGTGATGGCCTGCAGGCTGGAGAAATGCTCCACGCTGACCACCGGCTCCCACCAGCGGTAGCCCGAGCGGCCCAGGTCCTGCCAGTGCATCACGATCAGTTTGTTGAGCGCGTTCATCAGCACGCCGGGCAGGTCGGTGGAGGTGGCCAGTTGGGCGCGTTCCGGGTCGCGCGCGCCGGTGAAGTTGTAGTCGCCGGTGAGCTGGGTGTAAAACTCGCGGATGCCGCTCAGGCGCGGGGCGCGCAGGCGTTCCAGCCCTGCGGGGCGCGGCGCGCCCAGCAACTCGTGCAGTGCGGCGGTCACCCGGTCGCGCTCGTCGAACATTTCGCTCACCTGGCCGGTTCCGGCCTGCCCTTGCACAGCCTGTCCGCCGGTCAGCTCGCTCACCAGGCGGCGGGCATCCTCCAGCGCGCCGTTCAGCTCTTCGGGCGTGAAGTTGCGCCCGCCGAACTGCTTGCGCACGCTTTCGGCCGCCGGTTTGGGCAGCCGTGAGGCCGCCAGGGTAGTTTCCAGCAGGCTGGCGCACAGCGCGGCCGGATTGGGATTGCTTTCGGTTGCTTCCATCGTTTCCTCCTGAATTTGGGTTTGGTTGAGCGCCCGCAAAAAGGCTCCGCCGCGGGCGGGGTTGAACACCAGGTCCAGCGACAGCACGCGCAAAATCCCGGTCACCTGTTTGCCGCGCGCGCTGAACAACAGGTCGGCCGAAAAGCCCAGGCGCGGGCGCGGTTCGGGCTGCGCCAGCCACTCACGCCCCAGCGATTCGAGCAGCGCGCCGCTGGGGCCGGCCGGTTGCAGGCGCAGGCGGATGCCGTTTACGGCCGGGTCGTAGCGCGGCTGCGAGCATACCCCGGCCAGGTCGCGCAGCGAGCGGCGCGCCGCGGCGGAGGGCGTGTGGTCGATGAAGGTTTCCACGCCATCCCACAGCGGCAGCGAGCTTTGCAGCACGTCCGCGCCAAACTGCCAGCCGTTGCCCTCGCCCGCGCTGATCGCCAGGATCTCGAACCCGCCGCCCTCGGCAGGCTCCACGCCCACCGCCAGCCGGGTGCGGTGTTGATTGGTTTGCATATTTTCTACGGTCATAATTGGTCCCTCCTAAATAGGAATGGTCACCACGGAGACACGGAGTACACGGAGAAGATTTTTTAGGACAGATAGAATGAGGATTTCCGTTTTCAAGTGGTAATAACTCTTCTCTACCAAGGCAAAAGCATGTCAATTTCAAACAATGATCTCTTTCTCTCTTAAATCTTTTTCTCCGTGACCTCCGTGTCTCCGTGGTGAATCCTCTTCTCTCATTCCTCCGCTCCCTTCACTTCGCCGCTGACCGGGTCCACCTTTACACCCGTGGGACGGCCCTTCCATGCCATCGGACGGCGCGGCCGCGGCCTGGCGCGTTTCAACAATTCATTCACGTCGGCGTTCTCCCCGGCGAAGCGGTAGCTCAGGCGCAGCAGCTCGCCCGCGTCGATCAGCCCGCGCTCGTAGAGCTGCAAAAACGCCCCGGTGACCGTCGAGCAGGCCACCGCCAGCGCGGCGTTGTCGCGCGCCGAAAGGTCCGCCGCGCGCACCTCCACCGCCGCCTCGCCGTCCAGCCCGGGCTGCACGGCCGCCCGCCGGCGCAGCGCGATGCGCGCCAGGTCGCCCACCAGCCAGCGGAACAGCTCCTGGCGCTGCTCAAAGTGCCGGAAGGTCGGGCCACCGGCCGACTCGGCCGTGGTGCGCGTCGACGATTCGGGCTCGGCCAAAAAGTGCAGCGGCAGCCCGGCGCCCGCGGCGATCATCTTCTTCAGCGCCAGCCCATCGTTGGCGGCGTCGTCCGCCTCCAGGCGCGGCGAAAGCGTCTCCCAGCTCTCGCTCTCGTCGGTCACCAGGAAGGAACCCGGCGTGGGTGGGCTGGCGGCCAGCATCTGCTGCCGCGCGCGCCGTTCGGATTCGCCCGCGAAGCGCGCCTTGACCACGTACATGAAGCTGGTGCGGAAGCGGTTCAGCCGGGCGCGGTCCTCCAGCCAGGCCGAATAGCGCGCCAGCCAGCGCAGCAGGGGGGCCAGGTCGCTCTCGCCGCGCAGCGCGCCCACCGGGCGGTTTGCGGCGTAATGCACCATCACCGCCGCGTCGGGCGTGTCGTGGATCGGGTCGTAGGCCGGCCAGAGGTTGGCCGCGCCCCACTCACCGCCCTCCAGCTCGAAGGCGGTCTCCTGCTGCAGGTCGTTGGCGGCAGTGTGGATGGCCCTCACCGACAGCGCCGGCAGCGCGCGCAGGTAGGTCATGCCGGCGGCGTCGCTGGAGAGCAGGAAAAACAGCTCGCCGGCGCGGGTCAGCTCGTCGCACCACTCGAACACGCGCAGCGGCGCCTGGTTGAGCGGGTGCCGCCACCACGCCTGCAAAAAGGCGTGCGCGGCTGGGTCGGGCGAATGCAGCGTCAGCCCGCCGCCCACCACGTACTGGCTGGTCAGCTCGACGATGCGCCGCGCCAGCGGGTTGCTCCGCCAGGCCTCCAGCGACTGGCGCAGCAGCTCGGCGCGGTCCCAGGTCTCGCGGTCGCGCCGTTCCGGCGGCACGCCGCCCTCGTAAAAGGCCGGCTCGATGAGCGTGGTCTGGAAGAGCGCGCGGATGGCGCTGCGGATACGGTCGAATAATGGGTGATTTGGCATTAAGGCTCCTTAGTCAATGGGTGATGAGTAATGAGTTCTGAGGAAAGAGGGACAAAACTCGCGGTCAAATTTTGGATCACAAGGAAGACGCTTTACTTTTCACCTCTTCCTCATCACCCATCACTCAGAACGCATCACTTCTCTTTTAAAACTTCCCTTCGCTCTCTTCCAACGGATCCCTCCCCCGCACAATCACCGCCGGGCTGCCCGAGGGCCAGGGCAGCGCATCCAGCACCGCAGCGAGGGCGGCCGAGAGCAGCAGGTCGTCGTGCAACAGCGATCCATCGGCCGGGTCGCGCGCGCCGTCAGGCACGCCCCAGCGCATGGCCTTCGCGGGGCCGGGCAGCAGCGAGAACTGGCAGCCCTCCGCCTGGCGCAGGAACAGCGCGCCCAGCTCGCCGCCCTCGCGCGGTTCCTTCCAGCGCCCGGCATCCACCAGCGCGCAAAAATCCCAGCCCAGCTTCGATTTGCTGCCCGCGCTGAAGGTAAAGGCGTGTACGCGCCCCGGCAGCGCGCGCTCGAGGAAGGCCGCCAGCCCGGCGCCCACCCCGGTGGCATCCACCACCAGCCAGCGCGCCCGCCAGTGTTCAGCCTGCGCGCGCACCTCGCGGTAAAGCTGGTCGTGGCCCGCGCCCTGCCAGGTGAGCCGCCCCACGCAGCGGTAGGTCGGCGCGCCGATCAGCGCATCCGCGCAGGTTGAAAGGTCGGCCTCCACCACCGTCAGCGCGGTCGAATCGCGCCCGGCGTTTTCCGCGGCCCCACCCGCCAGCACCCCGGCATCCTCGCCGCCCACGTCCAACAGCAGCGCGTAGCTCTGCCCGCCGCGCGGGCCGCTCAACGCGGCATGCTCGCCCTGCATCAGCGCCCGCCGCGCCGCCGGGAACAGCCCGCCGCGCTCGTTGATCTCCTGCGAGAAGAATTGGCTCTGCACCGCCGGGTGGTCGCGCCCCAGCGAGGCGATTTGGCTCTCCACAAAGGCGCGGTAGGCCGGCACCTCCTCGCCCACCTGGGTGGCGTTGGCGACGAAGGCGCGCTTTTGCTTGCCGTCGCCGTCGCCGTCGCGTTGATCCAGTTCCTGCGCGGCGCGCAGCTCGCGCGCCAGCAGCGTGTGCGCGGTCCAGGCGGTGCCCCAGAAGATGCGCGTGGCGTTGGTCGAAGCCGCCATCGGGGCGATCTCGCGGTCAAATTTGTCGATTCGCACGTCCTGCGCCTCGTCCACCTCCAGCAGCGTCGAGGCGGTCGCGCCAACGATGTTGGCTTCCGGCGCTCCGGAAAGGAAGGCGATGCGCGCGCGGTTGATGCGGAAGATGTAGCCGCTCTCCCTGACGTAGCGGTTGCGGGTCAGGTCGTTGCCGCGCAGCACGCGCTCCAGCCGGCGCATGGCGTTCAGGCTTTGCGGCTTCCAGGTCGGCGATACCTTGACCAGTTCGGCGTCGGTGTCCTGCAGCTTGGCCAGCAAAAAGGCCTCCAGCTGCGCCTGCAGCTCGTTCTTGCCGGATTGACGCGGGAACATCACCACCAGCGTGCGCCCCAGGTGCGCCATCACCGAATGCACCGCCGCCTCCAGCGCGGCCTTTTGATAATTGCGCAAGCGGAGATGCGAAAAGGACGGCGAGAATGTTTCCCACTTTCTGAGCGCCAGCAGCACATCGTCCTTGTTCACCTCGCGCTCAATTGGTTTATCGCTCATTCCATCTCCACGCCGTGCTCGCGCCGGTAGGCGTCCAGTTCGTCCAACGCCTCGCGCAGCGCCGCGTCCAGCTCGGCGTTG